TCCAGGGACGAGCTCAAGCAGGCAGCACTCGCACTCGGCGTCAAGCTCTAGCCCCTGAAAGAGGCCACAACCCATGTCCTTCCGCGACGCACTCCCCCCCTCAGTTGCCGAAATCGTCCAGAACGGACTTCTGGATGGCATCTTCCAGGACGCGCTCCTGCCGACGTTCCTGTACGACTCGCTCGCCGACCTCAAGCCCTGGGCTTCGGCGCTCGGTTCCCAGTCGATTTTCACCCGGGCCGGTCTGATGACCCCCTACGCCACCGCGATCACCGGCGCCGACGCCACCGCCGACACCTACCCCTTCGAGCAGTACAGCGTGAAGATGGACCAGTACGGTCGGTCGATCGACACCAACCTCGCCGTGTCGGCGCAGGCCATGGCCTCGAAGTTCGCCGAGGACAACAAGATTCTCGGCATCCACGCGGCCGAGTCGCTCAACCTGCTCGCGCAGTCCACCCTCTACGGGGCCTACGGTGAGGGGACCACGTTCGCCACCTCGGGCGTGACCTCGGCCACCATCCCGGTCGCCGACGCCTCCGGGTTCCTGTTCGCCCCGATCACCCAGTCCACCACCTCCACGGTCAACGGCGTGCTCGGCTCCCCGTCGATCCAGCTGGTCGCCACCTCGGGTTCGACCCCGCTGCCCGTGACCATCGGTGGGGTTGCCCTGTCCTGCACGGGCGCCACCGTCACCGCCGGACATGCCACCGACACCATCACCCTGTCGGCGTCGGCGACCGTCGCTTCCGGTGCTGCCGTGGTCTCCTCGGTTGCCCCGGTGCAGTACCGGCCGAACGCTCGCCTGTCGAGCAATCAGCTGGTCTCGGGCGACGTGGCTACCCTGGCCCTGTTCGAGTCGGCCGTGACCCGTCTGCGGTCCATGAACGTCCCGGTCGTGAACGGCGCCTACCAGGCCCACATCGGACCGCAGACGGTCAACGAACTGTTCCAGGACGCGAACTTCCGCCAGGTGTACCAGGGGCGCTTCGACTCCCCGGCCTACGCGAACCTGTCGGTCGCCGGCGGCACCGAGTACATGGGCCGCTTCGTGGGGATCGACTGGTTCCTGAACAACGTGACGCCCGCCGTCACCGCCTCCGTGGGCGCCGGCGCCAACCTGGCTGGCCTCCAGGTCTTCCGCCCGATCGTGTGCGGCGACGGACCCCTCATCAAGGCGCCCTTCGAGAACATGGGTGATCTGCTCGCCGGCCTCAACGCCGGGTCCACCGTGCAGATCGACATGATCGGCGGGGTCGCCCGGGTATGGCGTGCGCCGCTGGACCGCCTCGGGCAGGTCGTGTCGAGCACCTGGAGCTTCATCGGTGGCTACACCGTGGGCACCGACCTCAACACCGGCGACGGGGCCGCCTACAAGCGGGCTGTCGTCCTCGAGCACGTCTGATCCCAAGGAGCTCCATGGCCACCACCGCCAAGGCCGCTGCCGTCGAGTCCGTCGTGGACCCGGCGGTGGCGGAGGCCACGGCTGTCGCCGAGAAGGCCGCCGAGCCGATCATCGAGCGTGAGTTCGAGGTGCTTCGCAACTTCGCCAGCCACGTCGCGACCCAGCTTCTCAGCTTCGCGAAGGGCGACGTGATCGGGTCCCATCCCGGTGAGGCCCTCTACGCCGCTGGGGCGCCCGTCAAGCCTCTGGCATGACCAGCCAGCAGGGCGCTGTCACTGGGGTCATCACCACTGACACCGCCGCCGGCCCGTACATCGCCGCCGCGGATGCCATGACTCGGCTGTCGTCCGAGTTCGGGCTGACCTGCTCGCTGGCGAACGGTCACGTCCTCGCCGCCTCGATGGCTGTCGATGAGGAAGGCCCCTTCTTCGGGGTCAAGGTCGATCCCACCCAGGACCGCTCCTGGCCGCGCACCTTCCGGTACGGCTACCCGAACATCACGGTCTCGCCGTCGTCCATCTTGTCCACCTCGCAGATGCCCGGTGCGTTCTACCTGGACTATGAGGGCGTCGTCCCGTATCAGGTGGCCGACTGGGTCTGCCTCGAGGCGTACCGGATGGTCACGCTGCCCCTGCTTCGGGGGGTCTCGTCCGAGAGCGTGACCGGAGCGTCGATCCACTATGACTCGACGCCCGGCGCCGCCATGCTGGACCGGCTCCAGGAGACCCTCCTGTCCCCCTTCCAGATGCGTCAGGGCCACACGCAGGCGTTCCCCTCGGGCCTCATCGGCTGATGGACCTGACCCCGCTGCTCAGGCAGACGGTGTCCTGGGCAGCCAAGACGGGCACCAATGCGCGCTCAGAGGCGACGTTTGCCGCGCCGACAAACATCCAGGCCAGGGTCGTGCCCAAGTACCGCGACCTGATCTTGCCTACCGGCGAGGCAATCACCACCGCCGAGCAGGTGATGACCCTGGTCGCTCCGTCGATCGGGGACAAGCTCAACGGCCGGCAGGTGATCCAGGTCGACGGGCTCGTGGGCACCGATGGCACCACAGTGGGCTATTCGAGCCTGACCCGATGAGCGACGACTTCGATGAGCGGTTCGCCGAGCTCCGCGTCCTGGTCGGTCACGGGACGGTCAAAGGGACCGTGGAGGTCGATCAGGTCTACGCCCGCTACGTCGACGGCTGGGGCGACCTGGGCGACGACACAGGGGTCATCACCCCCACCGAGGAGTCCCACGGGCCCCGGGGCAAGCCGGGGCCGACCTTCGATCACCCCCGGGGCGGCGAGGCGGGCTACCTGACCCACACGATCAACGAGGACCAGCTGGGCGCCCCTATTGCCCAATCGTGGGCGGACGCTATAGGCAACCGCCAGCCCCTCGACACCGTGTTCATCCGCAACGTGGAGGACATCAGCACCGAGGTCGCCGTCCGGGCGCCGATCGAGTTCTGGCTGCTCAGGGGCAGCGCCCACCCGACCGTGACCCGGGAGGGCGTCACCATCTACGACCGACCCCCGGCCATCCCCCGGGCGCCCGAGGACATGTTGCAGGCCATGAAGCTCGGCAAGGAGGAGGACGTGATCCACGCGAACGGTGAGCCTCGGCGGCCTCACGACCTCACGCCCCCCATCGTGGAGTCCTTCGGCGGGGGAGTGGCCTGATGGCGCTCCCCATCGCTGACCTCCTGACCTGGCTGACCGCAGAGTCCGTCCCCGGCCTCCTGGCGAACTGGATGCCCCCGACCCCGGACCAGGCGGTCGTGGCCAGCTTCTCCCCCGGCGCCCCTCCGACGATGGACGGCGCCACCGAGACCAACCTGCTCCACATCCGCTGCCGGGATGCCACGGACGCGGCGGCCGAGACCGAGGCCATCGCCATTCACACCCTCATCGCCCAGCAGAAGGGCAGCCTCGCGATGGGCGGCACCCACGTCATCAGCATCGAGCCCTACAGCGGTGGTCCGACGTTCCTCATGCGGGACACGAGCAACCGGACGACGTACATGGCCACCTACCTCGTCACGACCCCGACCGGGGCCACTTGAAAGTGTCGGGTTCCTCGATCATCGCTTTCCTACTCTCCCCACCGTGACTCTCGTCCCCCCTGCCGATGCGGCGATCGGTGCCGATGCACCCGTCGCGGCTCCCGAGCCGCTGGACCAGTCAGCAGCGAACGACGTGCCCGTCCCGACCCCCGTCCCGACCCCCGTCGTACCGGACAGCACGGCGCCCGTCGCCACGCTGGCCATCACCGCCCCATGGCGCACCGACGAGTTCGTGTCGGGCGTTGAGGGCTGGGAGAGCATCACCCAGGCAGGCACCGCCGGCCCGGCCGCATCCGCAAGTGAAGTGATCGCCGCTGGGGCAGCCAGCGGCGTGACGATCGAGAGCAGGTAGCCCCGTGGGAACCGCAGCCAACGTCATCGTCGGAGTCGCGCAGGCGTGGATCGCCCCGGCGAACACCGCTTCCCCGGTCTTCACCTCGGCCACCGGCCTCGTGACCACCCCCACCACCCCGTGGGCCGCGGTCGGCTTCACCGAATCGGGCGTCACGATCAACGTGGACCGCAAGACCACGAACATCATGGTCGAGGAGCAGTCCACCCCGATCCTCGTGGTCCCGGACACCACCGACCTGACCATCGACATCGCCTTCGCCGAGGACACCGTCCTCAACATGCAGACGGCCTACGGCGGCGGGACCATCACCACCATCGCCCCCTCCTCGGGAGTTCCTGGGCAGACCGTCCTCACCCTGGCCGACGCCCTGACCGCCTTCGCCATCGCCCTCGTCGGTGTCAACTCGAGCGGCCTGGCCCGACTCGTGTACGTCCCGAACCTGATTTCGGGCGGCAAGGTGAAGACCACCTACTCCCGGGCCAAGGCCAACCGCAGCTACCCGGCGACCTTCACCGCCGTGTGCCCGCTCTCGTCCATCGTCATCACCGACGTGACCGCCACCCACGCCTGATGGCAGGGTTCGTCGCCGCTGACAAGGTCGAACCCCTCGCCTACGACTTCACTGGGGCCCCGGGCTTCACCGAGGCGTGGCCGGGCGCGGGTGTTGTGGCCGAGCCTTCGGCCGTGCTGCTCTCGGACTTCCTCACCGGGATGTTCGAGTTCCGCAAGGCCCTCATCGCCGCCTCGACGGCGGCCGAGGCCGGGGACACGACGGCGATGGATGCGTTCGCCGGAACGGCAACCTTCGACAAGGTGCGCGACCTCGTGATCGCTGTGTGCAACGGCACGCCCACGGCCGAGGCGCTCACCGCACTCCCGCCCCGCTACATGACCGCTTTCACTGCATGGCTGCACGGGGAGCTCGGCGGCGGGGACCCAAAAGACTAGAGGACCGCTACGAAGCCCTCGCCGGCGACGAGCAGGATCGCAGAATCCTCTACGTCTTCCGCAGGCGCTTTCAGATGGGATTCGATGAAGTTCGCTCCCTACCGTGGTGGTACAGGCGGGTCCTCATGGAGGGCTTGGCGATCGAGTTCGCCGACCCCAACGCCGAACCTGATGAGTTCGTTGACGCGACCTCTCCTGACGGCCTTGCCGCGCTCGGCGTGACGGTGGGTGCCTGATGGGATTCGACGCCGGCAAGATCACCGCCCACCTTGACCTCAACACCGATGACTTCAACGCGAAGGCGGACGAGGTCGAGGAGAAGAAGGACGACCTCGCCAAGCCGGTAGAGACCGAGGTCACGGCCAATACCGACGACGCCGACGAGAAGCTGGACGAGCTCGCCGCCAAGAAGGACGAGGCCAAGAAGCCCGTCACCTTCGACATCGACGCTGATGGTGAGCCGGCCATCGCCGAGGCCAAGGCCACCGACGAGGCGGTCAAGCGGGAGCTTCACGACCCGACGATCACTCCCGAACTGGACGCCGCCCCTCTCCTGGCCGAGGCTGAGGCGGCAGGACTGGCCAGTCGGGCACTGCTCAATGACTCCTTCAAGGGCGCCGGGAGCATGGGCCCGCTCTTGGCGGGGATGTTCGACGGCGGGGCCAATACCCCCGGGCTGCTCGCCAGTGGCCTCCAGAGCCTCGGGTGGTCGGCCGCCGATGCCAAGGCCCTCGTCCGAAACATCAACCAGGACATCTTCGGGTCGCTCCCTCCCGGGTCCTCTGCCGCTGCCCTGGTCAGCGCCATCCTCCCCTCGGAGAAGTCGTTTGCCACCGCGATGTCGGACGGCATCTACTCCCTGACCTCGGGCGAGGCTACGCAGATCGCGTCCATGTATCAGATCGCTGGCGGGGAAAAGGGGCAGTTCTCCACCTTCGCCTCCCTGGCCCGGGACGCCTTCGGGAGCCAGGCGGCACTCGGTTCCGGCACGCCCGGTGGCGCTCTGGACATCATCCCCGGCCCCTTCACGGGCACCGACTCGGGGTTCTGGAACGGGCGCGAGACCCCCGGCGCCAACGTCTACGGATCGTTCGGGGGCGCAGTCCAAGGTCTCGGGAGCGATGCCAGTTGGGCCGAGCAGTTCG